ACCCATTGAACTTGATGTGAAGTTGAAGGTGTGATCCTTTGACTTCCATCAATGATGTGCAGGTTCACTGGCTCATTGATGATGGAAATGGAAAGAAGGTGATCCAATGAAGACAGCTGAAGAAATCATTGCATATCTGGAAGCAGAACTGGCTGAAGCCTATGAAATGTATGATCAGGCCAAAGGCAAGGATGCACAGGAAGCATTGTGCCAGATCATGAAGGCAACCACCATCCTGCACCTTCTGGAAGAAATCAAGTGACACTGGACACCACCGGATCCCCGGTGGTGTTTTTCTGTCCATGATGTCCGGGATGTCCATGATGTTCTATTATATCTTATATATTTTCTTTTTCTCTTATATTCTGTCTTATGTTCTTTCTTAAAAAGTAAAGAAGTTGTTTTCATCTTGGACAGCTTGGACATCAAGGACAGTCTGAAGGCATAAAAAAAGAAGGGGCATACCAAAGCGGTGTGCCCCTTCTTCTGTCTTATTCACTTATCCATTCCAACGGGACTTGGTGGATCTGATGTCCACATGGATGCCCCAAGAATAGATTCCGATGCCGCCACTGTTGGGCATCAGCGTTTCCACATAAGCGGCCATCTTTGCAGGTGTGGTGCCGCTGATTGTGGCAATGTCTGCCGCCTTACCATAAAGATGCTGACTTGCAGAAGCACCACCAACAGCGGTGTTGTGCTTTTCACACCGGATGCCACTGTTGACAATGCAAGGTTTTCCAAAGTGTGCCCGGATCTGATCCAGCAACTTCACAAGATCTTCCGCAGGTTCCACAGGGTAACCATTGCAGTGCTTGCCACACTTACAAGCGAATTCAGACCGCTTGAAGTATTTGATGTCATCCCACCAGTTGACCACTTCACCACTCTTGGTGGTGATGAATGCACTGAATCCAGCGGCCCTCACCTTGGCAAGCTGGGCTTCAGCATTGGCCTTCTTGCTGAAGGCACCGGTCTGGATCTTGTACAGACCATCCACCTTCACCATGTAGGTGTCAAAACCAGCCGCCTTGACCTTGGCCAGCTGTGCATCAGCGTTCTTCTTGACCTTGTATGCCCCCACCTGCACCCGGTACAGGACTTTTTCAGCGGTGTCCGGTGCAGGTTCATCCCCGGCAGAATCACCGCCCATGGCGGCACTGACAGCCTTCCTGAAGGTGTCCATGGTGTAACCCATACCCAGCTGATTCCACAGATGTTCCGGATCACCATGGTTGGAAGCAATACCACGCTTGTGGCCTTCCTTGTGGCTGACAATGACACCATCAGCCAGCGGATCCAGATTGTATGTGGTGCACAGGTGGGCAAACAGCTGGACAGCGGTGTCATAAGTCCGCTGTGCAACCGCACGGGCAACCGGCAGGTTGGAACAGGTGAAAGTGGCACCACCAGTGTACTTGATGCAAGCCGGTTCACACATTTCCACACCAATGTGGGTGTTGTTGGAAGATCCACCACCATGCCAGCCACGATGGTTCCACGGCAGTGTCTGATAGACATCACCGGTGTTGCCATCAATGAAGGCATGGACACAGGCACTGTTAAAGCTGGATCTATTCCAGTTCTTCACAAAGACAGATGCAGAAGGCTGGGGACAGCCCACGCTGTGAAGCATCAGACCCTTGACGGTGATCTTTCTTCCGGCCTTGTAACAGGGATTACTGGTCAGAATGGACTGAATGATTTTCATCAGGATTCACCAACCTTCAGTTCCGGCAGACCGGCAACAGAAGTCAGCAGGGACAGGATACCAGCCAGCAGGGATGCAGAACCAACCATGATCCAGTTCACATCACCCATTGCGGCAGAAGTGCCGATGGTAGCCACGGCAGTCTGTGCAACAGTCTTGATTGCACGGACACCGGCGGCCTTGACCCAATTTTTCCAGTTCTTCATAATGCTTCATCCTTTCTTAAAGTCCGATTTTTGCCAAAATAAAACCGGCAACAGCGGCCACAATGATGGTGATGATCTGATTGATCAGATTGTCCCATCTCTGGCCAGACTTGCCGGTTAAACTTTTTACATCACTTTTGATTTCCTTCACATCGTCTTCAACCCGTTCTTCCCGGTCTGCCAGAACCTTCACGGTTCCAACCAGTTCATCCAGATTGTCTTGCCGCTTTTCCATCTCGTCCAACCGATGTGTATTGGACTTTGACCGTTCTTCCACTTCTGTCAAACGGTGTTCAAGGTTGGGATCCATATGAAATCACCATCTTTCATTGAATAGTTGATTCATCGGATTCAGTTTCCATGGTTCCGATGACATAATAGTGGGTCTTTCCGCTGTATTCCGTGATCTGGATGCACGGATCACCAACAAAGGTGACGGGATATGTCAGGACATCGGTGACATCTTCAGATGCAATGGATCCCCAACATTCAGCGGTGCCGGAAGACCACTTCCGGAATGTCCAGATGTCACTGGTGCCAATCTCCACAACAGTGTCAGCAATGACACCAAGGTCTTCAGACAGGGCATCAACCTGATCCTGAAGATCCTGATCTTTTTCAGACAGGGTGGTGACTTGTCCCTGAAGATCTGCGAAGTCACCGGTCAAACCATCAACCTGATCCTGAAGATCATCCACATCCTGTTCAAGGTAGGTCAGCTGTTCTTGCAGATCCTTGGTGCCTTCATCAATGTAGGTCAGCTGGGTCTGAAGTTCTTGCTGGGCTGTGCTTGTCTGTTGGACAATCTGTTCCACCTTTGCTGTGGATGTGGACTGTTTTGTGTCATTGATGTCAATCAGTGTCCGGACGGTATCACCAATGGTGATGATGGTATTCTGGGGATTCATGATGCCAATATCCAGCTGTGTCAGGGGGTAACTGGTATTTACAACCCCATGCACCGGGGAATTCACCAAAATATTCCGGTAGATCCGGAAAGACTGGATCTGATCATCTGTGAAGTACAGATCCACCGCCTTGATGGTGATGGTGCTGGAAAACAACATGGCCACCCCGGACAGGTATGCCATGGCATTGGTCTTCAGATTTTCCACGGTGGTGACATCATCCCATGTGGCATCTTCCACTGGCACACAGATCCAACCATGAGCATCCTTGGCCTTCTTGGAATAGATGAACTTACCCTTCTTCACCAGATCATCAGTCAGATCACCGTCTGCCAAACTTTCCAGTGTCAGTCCATCCTTGCCAATGGGAAGGATTGCAGAATAGGTGTCAGATGCATCTGATTCATTGGTCAGATCCAGCAGGTTTTCACCAAAAGTGATCCCTTGTGTGTTGGTCTGTTCAAAGGATTCCAGATAGTCAATGTAGTTTCCGTCATCTTCATACCGGATGCATAAATATCCACCCAGACTGGATTCAAACAGCTTGGACTTCAGGACTTCCCATGTGGACATGTAGGATTCAGAAGACCGGGTGATCACATTGTTGGGATCCTTCACAGTGACATTGCCCACATGTAGCTTCTGCCAGTCTTCCACCTGCCCATTGTGTTGGGTTTCAACTGCCCACCGCAGGAAGTATTCCACCACATTGGTGGCATTTTTGGCATCCGGGAAATCTTCCGGGAATTTGAAGGGTGGGATGATGCTGTCATTGGTGAATGCCAGCACACCTTCCAGATCCACATCAACCTGATTGTGGAAATCCCGGCTGTCATTGGTCATCCGGCCACGGAAGATGGCCTGATCATCCTGCCGGATTTCAAAGATAGACTTCAGCTTCTTCAGCTTGTTATAACAGGGATGATTGGAAAGAATGGTGAAAGATCCTTCACCCACCGTGTTCACTGCCAATTTACATCTGGGGTTCAGAAGGATCAGTTCTTCATCCCTTGGATCAAACAGAATGGATCCATCACAGCTGATCTGATACATTACAGATCACCTTCCTGATAGACAAATTCCACTTCTTCAGCAGATGTCACTGTCACCTGATTTTCACCGGCAGTCAGTTGAATATTCAGAAGTTTGTGCACACCTGCTGTGATGGGATAGCTGTTGCCACCAAAAACAATGGTGGCATCTGCCGTGTTGGTGATGGTGGGGACAACCGTCTTCCGGCTGTTCAGAAGCGTTCTGACAACCCCATCACCAGCCGGGACAATCACCTTGGTCTTTTTAGGTTTCAGCTTGTAGGGTGCCACGGTAGCCCCCACAACAATCTGGTGAATGTTTTTGTCAGATGCATATTCATCAATGGAACATCTACCGTCCCAATAATAGTCCGGATCCTTGTCCACTGTGATCTTGCACCGCTTGCCATTCAACAGATTACTGATTTCCTGTTTCTTTTCTTCAAAGTCATCAGACGGAAAGACCGTGAATGTAAAAGAACATTCACGGTCATAGAATTTAGGTTCACCCAGTGCTTCAGTCAGATCCACAGATCCATCACCACCGGGGATGTCAACAAAGTTGGTCTTGACGGTGGCCGGGGGGATGTTGACCTTGGACAACACCAGATTCAGATCATAATAACTATGAATCTTATCAAATGAAATACCTTTCATCATCTTCCCCTGCCTTTCTTGATTGCAATTTTACCCAGTTCCGTGTTCATTGCCGGTGCCATGACAGTGGCCAGTTCCTTGCTGTCCACACTGAAGGACAGATCAAGTGCATCCAGCATGTCAGGGAAGAACTGAACCAACAGACTGATAATCCGTTCCAGCTTCTGAACAACTGCACCGTTTTCAACAGCCACAGCTTGCTGGATCATGCCCAGCATCGTGTTCTTGCCAATCATCACTTCATCACCGGCATCACCGGCACCCCGTGCCGCCCCCGTCAAGGGGTTGTAATCAAACAGGGTGGGTTCTGTGAACATGTACGGTTCATCCATGGCCTTCTTGTACCATTCAATGGACAGTTTAGGCACGGACGGCGGTGAAATGGACAATTTACCGGTCACCTTGAAATGGGGCAACTTGATGTGGGGCAAAGACAGCTTCATATTGCTGAAAAATCCCTTGATGGAATCCACAATACCCTTGACCTTATTTTTTGCCGCTTCAATAGGTGTGGTGATGGCAGACTTGACACCGTTCCACACGCTTGTGGCCGTGGACTTGATGCTGTTGAATACATTGGACACCGTGGACTTCACACCATTGACAACATTGGACACCGTGGACTTGATGCCATTCCAGATGTTGCTGATGGTGGACTTGATACCATTCATCACATTGGAAACAGTGGACTTAATGGCATTCCACACGGTGGTGATCACGGACTTGATGCTGTTGATCACTGTGGTGATTGCCGTTTTGATAGCGTTCCAAACCGTGGTGATGACATTCTTGATGGCATTCACAGCGGTGGAAATACCCGTCTTAATGGCATTCCACACGGTGGTCACCGTGGTCTTAATACCATTCAGGACAGTGGAAATGAAATTTTTGATAGCATTCCACACGGTTGTGATTACAGACTTGATACCATTCACCACGGTAGTGATGGTGTTCTTGATACCGTTCCAGACCGTTGTGGCCGCACTCTTGATGGCATTCCAGACCGTTGTGATCACATTTTTCATTGCATTGATTGCCGTGCTCACATTGGTCTTAACGCTGTTCCATGCGTTGGTGATCCCGGTCTTGATGCCTTCCAGCACGGGGGACAGGAAATCCATCAAGGAATTCCAGATGTCCACAACAAACTGGACAAGGCCATTGATGACCGCATCCAATGCATTGTTGACACTGTTCCAGATGTCAACAAAACCTTGCACCAGCAACGGTGCCGCACCAATCAGACCTTCCACCAAGGACATGATGACCGTGGGCATGGCCTGAACCAGTGCCATGATGATCTGGGGCAATGCTCCAACCAAACCAACCACCAGCTGGACAGCACCCTGAATCAGTGCCGGAAGATTGGACACCAGTGCATCAACAATGCTGATGATGATCTGGGGCAGTGCCGCAATCAGGGGCTGAATGATCTGGGGAAGCATTGTACACAGTGTCACAATCATGGACACCAGACCATTGATCAGCATGGGGATCAGGGTGGGCAATGCGGACACCAATGCTTGCATGATCTGGGGCAATGCCTGAATCAGTGCATTGATGATCTGTGTCACACCGTCAATTAGTGCCGGAAGTGCAGACATCAAAGCAGAAATAATTCCCGGCAGTGCCGCCACCAGTCCATTGATCAGGCTGACAGCACCTTCAATGATGACTGGTAACAGTTGATTCAACAGTCCGGGAATCATCGGCACAATCTTGTTGATGATTTCCGTGATGCCGCTGATCAGACGGGGTGCAATTTCTGTCACATTCTTGACAATGACATTGGCCGCATTGGAAAAAGCGGACACCAGCTGATCCACATCACCGGATCCATCAAGGAAGTTGGTCAAAGCGGCCTTTGCAGTGCCAAGGGAACCGGCAAGGGTCTGATTTTCCTTTGCATAGTTACCGGCGGCATAGGCCGTCTTTTCCATGAACATTTCCATGGCAAGGCCAATCTTTTCCTGATTGGTCATTTCAGATGTGGACTTATTGATTCCCTTTTCCAGTGCATATGCCTGAAGGGTGGTGTCATTCATGGCAACACCAAGGTTGTCCATCATGGTGAAGTTGCCCTTGGCGGCACCCGCAATGGCTTCCATTGCGGCACTGGTATCAATGCCCATGATGGATGCCACATCTGCCGCCCGTTGCATGGCAGATGCAGACAGGTCAGAAGATTCCTGAATGCTGAAGCCAGCACCTTGGAACAGTGCACCCATCTTGTTTGCCGTGCCAAGGAAGTCAGATGTGGACAGACCCATGTTGCTGAATGCATTTTTGGCTGTTTCCTGCATCTTGCCGGCATATTCTCCAAAGACCTGTTCAGAACCACCCATGTTCTGTTCCAGTTCGCCGGACAGGTTCAATGCCTTGACGGTCAGACCGGCCATGGCCGTACCTGCCACAACCATACCTGTACCAACTGCCTTGCCGACAACAGCGGCACCCTTACCAATGGCAGAAAAAGCCTTGGACAGCTTGCCTTGTGTCTGCTGTCCCTTGGTACTGGTTTCATCCAGTGCTCGGTTGGCATCACTGTTTTTGATTGCAATGGTGCCAACCAATTCAAATAGATCCATTACATTTCACCTTCTTCCTTTTCAGGGTTGAAGTTCCCAAGAATGTTCATGGATTTCTTCACGGTTGCTTCAATATCGTCTTCAGACATTTCTTGCAGATCTTGGGACACCTGCAAGGCATCACAGAATTCAGAAAAAGACTTGTCCCACACCTTGTGCAGGAAGTATTCCCATCTGTCATCTTCAATCTTCTGTCCACAGAAGGTGTTGATGAATTCACAGAAGCGTGATGTCTGAATATATCCGGTCAACAAAGAAAATGGATCTGCATATCTTTTGAATAGCAGATCCATAAACTTCATATCACCTATTTGAACAATACGGAAACAACCTTGATAAAATCCTTGAATTCGTCTTTCTTGACAAAATCAATCACCATGGCGGTGAAGGTGGGGAAGTCCAGCTTCTTGACCTGATCCACAGTCAGGTTGGAA